CAAGGCTTTGTAGCCTCAATTGTAGTAATAGGTTTATTATATGTACCGGGTATTACATTTTTCATATTGGCTAAAAAACTTCAAAGGAAGAGGCAGGATGATAAGCAAGATAAGAAATAAGATTTTCAATTGGTTTCTAGATAAGTTCTATGTAGAATTGTCAGATCACTTCTTTCAGGAGTTTGATGAACAAGAGGCAGAACAATGTAGAAAGTACACAGATCGTTTACTAGGCAAAATTGCCGCTTATATTCAATCAGATGAGCCGGTATATCTTATTTGTTCTAAAGAGTTTGCAGAAAATACCTTCGGTATTCAATTTGGCAATCCTGATCCTAAGATCTATAATGGGGATTATGCGGAGGATGAATTCTACTTTAAAGAAGAGACTCCTAATCACTTACAATTGGTAGAGGATGAAAATGAGTGACAATGATTTTAGACACGATCCTGCTACAATAGAAAAGGCTAAGAAACTTTATCTAGAATATGAGTCAATTGCTACAGTAGCCAAGAGTACAGGTTTAAAACACAGTACAATCTCATACCATGTAAATAAAAAGAATGGATGGAGAGAAGAAAGAAATCTTTTAAAAGCAGACCTACTTGGTAAGGTAGCCGAATCTAGAAGAGGAGCCTTTGCTCAAATGACTCTAGACTCCGTAACCATTATTCAGAAGTGTCTAGCTGCCATGGCTAATTCTGAAAACCCTCCAACTCCACATGAAGCTAAGAAAGTAACAGAAATATTAGAAGCGTTAGATCGGATTACCCGATTAGACGATGGGGCACCTACTGAAATTGTCGCAGAGAAGCCCTTTGCCATTGAGCATATAACCACGATCGTACAAAGCGATCCATTCCATTTGGAGGCACCTTATGACAAAGACCATGAACCGGATCAGTAAGATTATTATTACAGGAGCGTGTGCCCTGTTCTTAATCGCACTGGCAAAGCCCTATTTTAGCGATTCTCAGCCATTTTTGAACGTAGACCCTAAAGATGTACTGTCTATAGAGTATAATCTCTCAGAAACGATAAATATGGGTTCTCTGACAAACTTTGCAGCTAACTCTTATTTAAACCAATCCTTATTTAAAAAAGCTATGACCAAACTATCTGAGTCCAAAGGTCCAGTTAATCTAGAAATTCCTATTCTAATTGATTCTTATGGAGGATACATTAGTCTTATGGGAAGAACAGCTCAAGTAATGGGCTTTACCAGAATGCTAGGTATTAAATATAAGTGTTATGTAACGAATGCCTACAGTGCTGCTTTCTTTCTACTGGTTACTCAATGTGATAAGCGTATCATTCTTAAGGGAGCCAAGGTAGGTCAACACATGGTCCATATTGGACAGAACATGACTACGGCAGAAGCGATTCTTCTTTCAGCTAAAATGTCTAGAGCAGAAGCTAAAGCCCTTGGTCAAGATGAGAAGAAGTGGTTTGATTTGACAAGACAGGTTGGCAAAGATAAAGACTTTAATGAAGAAGAAATGCTAGAATACGGAATTGCAACAGAGATATATGAACGACCAAAAAGTAGTTCTAAATAGGAACGAGCAGCTCTGGCTGCAAATTAAAGAAGATCTAAATAAGCCGAGAGGGGATGGTCAATTAGTTGGTCTAACCTCTCGTCTACATGAAGATCAGATCCAACAGTTAAAGCCCCTATACCATGATGGAAAGAAGGACATCTTCCTGTCTTGTGGTCGTAAATGGGGTAAGACTGAACTAATGTGTTACGTCCTATGGAAACATGCGCTAGAAAATCCCGGTTCAGCTTGCTACTATGTAGCCCCTGAAGGATCTCACGCTAGAGAACTTATCTGGGAAAACCAGAGACTACAGAGATTTCTAGGAGAAGATTCTAAGAAATATGTTAAAGGTGTTTCTAATCAAAAAATGGTATTAACCTTTAACAATGGCTCGTACATCAGATGTATCGGTTCTGAAAACTACATGGTTGCCAATGGTCTGACTCCCGGTCTAGCCGTATATGACGAGTTTAAAGGATTCAATCCTAGATGGCATGTGGAATTCGCTCCAAACAGAGCAGCAAAGGCGGCACCTCTAATTATCATTGGTACTAAACCTAGAGCCGGAAATAGGAACATGGATCAGTACAATGAAGTTCTAGAGTACATGCGTAAGGATGCGGAAAATTGTTACGTAGCTGATAGGACAACCTTTGATAACCCTATTAACCACCTACCTGCCCAAGCTAAGATCATTGCTCAAGAAATTGATCAGCTTAAAGCTAGAGGTGAGTTTGATGTTGTAGAGTTGGAATATTATTCTCGGGTAGTGCCCGGAGGGAAGAGGGCTATCTTTCCAATGTTTAGGAGAGAAAGGCACGTAACATCACATGATACTATCATAAACGAGATTAAACGGGATTTATCCAAACTTGATTGGTATTGCGTGGCTGATCCCGGCTCTACTACCTGTTTCGCTACTCTTTTTGCCGCTATTCATCCCTATACTAGACAGTTATATATCCTCGATACTCTCTACGAAAAGAATCAAGAAATGACATCAACTAGGAAAATGTATCCTACCATGGATAGTAAGATGATGGAATTCTATCCTAACTCAGATGTCAACGATGATTGGATAAAGGTACATGACGAGGCTGCGGCTTGGTTTTCCACAGAGGTAATGAGCCAGTATGGTACCTATTTTATGCCTACTCAGAAACACTTGAACAAGAAAGAGCATGGTCTATCCCTTATAAAAGACCTCTTACTTCATGATTTGGTTATTATTTCAGACAGATGCGAAGATTTGATCAAGGAGATGGAGAAATACGCTAAAGACGACAAGGGAATGATACCTAAGAAGGATGATCACCTAATTGACTGTTTTCGCTACCTATTAGGAGCGGCAAATTACGACATGGTGGAGGTATTGGAGCGTAAATTACGGGAAAATGAGGACTTACGAGGCAGATTCAGACATAAACATCAAGATAAAGAATTTACACGAAATTACGAAGATTGGACAAACGATTGGGGGTTTTAAATGATTGAATTTACAGTAAATATGCAATTTTTATTTATTTTTATGTTGACAGTCTCTTGCACATTGTCAGTTATTGCTGTAACATGCGGAATTATGGCTCTAATTAAAGTTATTGCCATGGAGAAGTCAACTCATACAATGCAGTACATTTCACCGGACGAAGTAATTAAAGAATATACACAAGAGGAAAACACTGCGAATTGGGCTACTAACTCTAAAACAATTGAAGAACAAAATAAGCTGTACCAAGAGGAACTTAAGGATCTAGGTATGGCTGACTTTGTACCTGAAGACGAAGATAAGAAAATATACTCCTTCTAGGAATAATTATATATGGACAATTTCTATGATGCTTTTGATGAGCTTGGTGCTACAACTTCTGCTGAAGTCAGTGCCTTTTCAAAAGTAAAAGATAGAGAGGATAAGGAAGTCCTTGCTTGGCTTAATCAAGTTAAAGATGCCTTGTTAGAGCAGGGTCATAACAGAACTTCTCAGCAAAGACAAAACATGTTTCATTATCGTGGTGTGAGCCATAGACGATGGGAACGTGAGATCGGTGCTGATAGAAATCCTCGACTACACAAAATTAAAAGAGTAGTAGTTAATCACCTATTTGATCTTGTAGAGACTAAAGTTTCTCAAATGAATAGACTAAAGCCAGCAGTTGAAGTTCTACCTACCAATGAAGAGTGGGAAGATAAAAGTGCCGCTAAAGTTACTGATCTTTTAATTAAACATCTATGGTACGTAAATAACATTGATTACATTTCTCAAAGAATGCATAGACATGCTCGTATCTTTGGAGAGTCTTACCTATTCGTAGATTGGGATTCTTCTAAGGGAGATCTGCACCCTGCATACGTAGCTGCTAGAGATATGGGACTTAAAAAAGTAGAGCTTCCAGATGGAACTTTACACGATATGAAGAAGACTGTTAAGACAGGTGACGTTTCATATGAGATTGAGGTTCCATGGAGAGTCCTTCTTCAAAGAAAACCTGAGCTAGATAAGGTTGAATACTGTTTTAGAATCAAGCTTATTCCTACAGATATACTGAAAGCTCAGTATCCAGAAAAGAAAGAATCTATTCAAGTTACAGATGATCTTAAGACTTTTGACATGGAAGAACTTAATGATCGTTTTGTAGAAGAACATACTATTGTATTTGAATTCTGGCATAAAGAAACTGAAGATTGTCCAGAAGGAAGATATATTAAATTTGTAAAGGACGGAATCTTAGAAAAAGGTCCACACAAGTTTACTCATAAAAAACTACCATTTATTAGACTAACAGACCTAGATGCCCCTGACATATTGAATGGAGTATCTAAATTTGAAATGATCATGCCTCTTCAGAACATGTTAAATAATGGAGAGACTCTTATTGCCAAGAATATCTGGCTCATGGCACACGCCAAGTGGATGATGCCTAGAGGAGCTGCTAAGATTGAACAACTTGGTAATGATAATACAATCGTACAATATCAGGGACCGATAGCCCCACAAATGATACAGACAGCACCTAATCCTCCAGAGGTATATGCTTGGGTTGATAGCCTAAAGCAAAAGATGCAGACCATCTATGGTTCTCATGGCATTAGTCGTGGGGAAGTACCTAGAGGGATTACTGCTGCTTCTGCCCTTCAATTTCTAAATGAATTAGAGAATGAAAGAGCTACTACTGACATTGCTAAACATGGATTCATGATTAGAGAAATGGCTCAAATGTCTATTGCAGTAGCTGCTGATAAGTACGACATTGAAGATGGACGCATGGTTCGTATTGTTGGTGAAAATAATAAATATTTAATTAGGCATTTTGATGTAGCCAATTTGAATAAGAATTATGACATTAGATATGACCTATCTACTGGTTTACCAGAGACTAAGTCTGCTCGTTACCAGAGAATCTTAGATGCTATGCAGAGAAATCCTCAAATGCTACAACCTGAGAGATGGGAAGAACTATTAGAACTAGCAAATGAGAAAAAGATGCAGACTCTGGTATCTGAAGCAATCAAAGCTGCAGATTCAGAGAACGAAGATCTAATGCAAGGTGAGCCTGTAGCTCCGCCAGAAGAATGGGAAGACCATATTCAACATTGGGATAGCCATGCTAGAGCTATGCAGAGCCGTTCATTTAAAGAAGAGGCTGCGCCAGAAATTAGAGCTGCATTTAAAGAACACGTATTAATTACAGAGAAAGCTATGTTGGAGAAAGCAAGGTCTAACCCTTTATTTCAATCTAAATTAGCGACTCTAGTAAACTTTCCTCTATTTTACCATGCAGACTCTTTTGCACCTGCTTCTAAAGAACATCAAGAAGCCATGGTTCAAGGTCAGGCTAATAGAGGAGACGCAGTATCCGGTATGATTCCGGGTACACCAATGGAAGAACAACAAGCAAATATTAATCAAGGACAAGGATAATTAACTCGGAGGCAATATGAGTGAGGCACAACAGAGCGCATTAAGCGCATCAGAAGTAATGATGGACTTTGCAGATCACGGTGTAGAGTCATGGGATGAGGCAGAATCGTATGAGATGCCTGTCCAAGAAGAAGGAAATAATGATGAAGGATCTATTGTTAAAGATAAAAATGAACCTAAAGATAATGCTGAAAGTAGCGTATCTGAAGATGAGTCTGAAAGCTTTGAGTTTCTCAGTGAGTTTACTGGAGAGGAAAGTAGTGAAGATCAAAGCAAAGATAGCTCAGAAGCAAGTGAAGATTCACAACAAGCTGAAGGATCTGAAACTACTGGAGATGTAGAAGAATCAGAAGCTAAGTCTCTTGAGGAACTAATTAACTCTGGAGAATTTACAGTTAAAGCTAAAGTCGATGGTGAGGAAGTTGATGTAAGCCTTGCCGAACTCAAGCAAAATTATGCCGGAAAGGTAGCTTGGGATAAGAAATTTACAGAACTATCTGCTGAGAGAAAAGAGTATGAAGCAGAAGTATCTGAAGTAAATGCATACATTAATGAGTTTGCAGCTAAGATGAGAGAAGGCGATACTTTAGGAGCCATGTCATACTTTGCTGAATTTGGTGGAGTACCTCCATTTGAATTTAAAAAGCAACTCATTCAAGGACTATTGCCGGAAATCCAAAAGTATCAGCAAATGAGTCCAGAACAAATTGATTTAGAATATAGAGAGCAAGAAGCTAACTATTATAGACGACAATCAGAGTCCTTACAAAGTCAATCTGCCCGAGAGCAAGCCCAAAGGGAACTATTAGGTAGAGAAGCTGAAATAAGGGAAGCTCAAATGATTGACTCAGAAACTTGGGATGATACAGCCGCTTATTTGAAGGCACATCTAGAAGATCCAAGTCAATATTCACCGGAACTCGTAGTAGACTTTATTGTAGCCGAAAGAGCGGAGAATGTGATGGAATCTGTAGATGCAAGCTTACTTGAAAATAAGACGCTATATGATACTGTCCAGAGTGTGATTAAGAATAACCCTGACTTTACGGATGAGGATATTAGATCACTACTTACGGATAACTATCAGAAAGAAGTTGTTGAGCCGAAGCAAGAGAAAGTCAAACAATCTGTTGCTAAGAAGGTAATGGATTCAAAACCAAAACAGGAAGTTAGAAAGACTGAACTTGAGCCAGAGAAGGACAAGGAAGGTAATGAAATTCTAGATTGGGAAGACCTAATCTAATTAACAATTAAAATCTAATTACGGAGAAATATTATGAGTTCATGGACATATGACAGTTCCAATGAAGCTAACCTAATGAAGGTAAAATATGGTAAGCTCATTGAAAAACAATTCGCACAAGAAAACGTGCTTTTCGGAAGAATGAAAAAGAAAGAGGACTTCGTTGGTTCTCAAATTGAAAGACCAATTATTCAGTCAATCGGTGGTGGTGTCGGTGCAGGTTCACTTCCAACTGCTAACGAGTCTAAAGTATCTAAAGCAGTAATCACTTCTAAGAAGCTTTACGCTGTATGTAGCATTGATAGAGAAACTAAAGCTGCTGCTAAAAAAGATGAAGGTGCTTTCGTAAGAATGACCGCCTTTCCTGTTCAGCAAGCTACTAAAGCTTTTAACAGAAACGTAGAAAGAATGATCACTAGAAAATCTGCTGATGGAACTGCCGGAAACGGTGCTTTGATCAAAGGTAACGCTTCTAACAATAACGTATCTGGAGCCGGATCTTCTGGTTGTCCATACGTTGTACCTTTTGACTATGTTTCTGCTTACTTTCCTGCGGAATTCCAATCAATTGAAATTGGAGACCTTTTGAATGTTAACTCTGAAGCTACTGATCTTGAAGTTGTTGACATGAGTGAAACTGTTGCTTCTGGTTACTCTACTGGAACAATCTCACTTGTTGGTACTTCTACTAGACTAGCTGCTCTT